ACACTTCTTTTTGACGTTCACGGTTTTGGCCGAAAAAGAGTGGGATGCCAGCGAGAGCACCACCGGCAACACCACCTAATAATCCACCTACTGTCGTGCCAACGCCGGGAGCTATTCCTGTACCAACTGTCGCGCCCAGTTTTGCCCCACCGAGAGCACCGGCCAACATCGGTGCCATGATCGGAAGCTGTTGTGCTATTTGCTCACCAGCAAACTCGACTGTGTCTCCCACACCTCCGATTTCACGGAACTGTTGTAGTCCAGTTGCCGTAGCAAGTTCTTCTTTTTGACGCTCTACACCCTCGCGCCCGAACTCTTTAAGGAAGTCTACATCGAGAGTTTCGCCCACACCTTCGGCAGCGGAGTAAAGTCCTTGTTGAAGGATATCAACACCAGCACCAAAGGCTGTGCCGAGATCTATCTCACCCTCGTCATCGGGAACGGGAACCTCTGCTGCCATGCGTGCATCGAAGTCTGAGCGTTCTAAGTCGGAATAGTGATTCCGGTAAAGACCGTCGAGAACCTCTTGATCGGAGAGATCATTATACTCCGAATAACGCTGTCGGAATTGCTGAAGGTAATTCAAGGCGTGCTACCCACGAATTCTCGCGTCGTCTCTCGGCCCTTGTGGAGCACCACCGCCTTGTCCATAGAGGCTCATAGCATTTTGGCGAGCGACTCTAATCACGTCATTTAGACTTGGCTCTCTTTGCAATTGCTGTCTCAACGCATCTTTGGTGTCACTTACCCACCCCATATCAAGCATCAATTCTCCAGCCGTTTTCCCGATATCATCTTGGAGAGAAGCAGTGTTTTTGCGGAGAATTGGGAGAATAAGTTGCCTTACTTCGGGTGAAGCGTTGATATAACGGTCGAGTGAATCACCTCTGTCCGCTTTACGGATGAGCGCCGCGTAGTAATCCCCTTTGATTTTGCCGTCTTTTGCCATTTGGTTGAGTTTTCGGTCGGCCTCGTCGGCATCAAAGTTAATTTTCTGTTCTTGAAGCTGAAGCTGCATGAACTTCAACTCGTTCTGGTTTGCCGCTAAATCTCTATACCGCTTGTCTTCCATCGACATACCCAGCCCCTTTAGCTGGAGCATTTTGTCTTGGTTGTCGCGCATCCTTGAGTCGAGGGCGAGCTTCTGTTGATTGTAGGCTTGCTGTGTCTTCGCACCGGCAAGCTGTGACTCAACGCCCATCAATTGCATCTGACGTGCTTGCTTTGCTTTTTTGTCAGCCTCGTAAGCGTCGAGGCCAGCAATACCCCCAGCACCGATTGCGGAGGCGGTGCTCTTACCCTCACCACCGGCTTGAGCGATACCGAGACCAGCGCGAAGCAAAGCCATGCCCACGTCTGGACCAGTTTCTGCTTCTTGTAGAGCGGCGAGTTTTTTCTCAATGCCCTCGTAGTAATTCGTTGGAGGAGCGGCTGGTGCTGCCGAAGATGGGGCGCTCATAATCTGGTTGACCGCCCTACCATAATCAGTCGCCGCGTTTACCTCACCGTCGAACTCGCTACCAGAGCCAATAGGCATTCCTTGTCCGGGCATAGAGCCACCAAGAATGCTATACCTTCTGTTTAATTCCGCGTTTGGATTTGATGCGGGTGGTGGAGCTTGAGTGCGACCCATCGCCTGTTGATCTTCAGCCGGAAAATCACCTAGCCGATCTATGCTTTCGGCAGTCTGTGCAGCGTCGAAAATGGTGCGAGACATATTCGCGCCCATCCCGCTTCCCGCGTCGTCTGTCTCTGCAAGATCTTGAGCGAGGTTATAGTTATAAGTACCGGGGTCTCTGGCTTGTCCCGCCATCTGTGGACCGCCCGAATAAGTTGGTGGGTTTTGATAGAACCCTATGTCATCGCCACTATAACCCGGTACGGGAACGTATGGACTTTGGGAGAGATCATAGCCAGTTCTCCCCGCACGTTGCATTCTGCGTAACATATTTGGGTGCAGTGGCCCTCTGTTTAGAACACCGCCGTTGCTGAATCTGGGAATGCCGTCTTGCGGTGCCATCTGATTTGCGACTGAAGCAATGCCTTGCTGAACAAGATCGTCTTTTACAGTGGTCGTCTCCGGTGCCGGTGCCTTATCACGCATTTCCTTCCGGCGCTTGAGTTCCGACATGACAAGGAACTGTGGCGCAGTGCCATCCGGTCGCTGCATTTGCTGCATTAACTGCTGATCGGAGAGATCCTTCAGCCGGTCTTCGATGTCGATGAGGTTCATGTCTCTCTCCTAGCTAAACAGTCGGGATAGCCCAGCAGCACCGAGGCCGAGGCCAAGCAGTTCAGCCGTGGGGTTTCTCGCTTGGAACTGCACAACTTCGCTTTGTGGGGTGACGGGAACGCCGTGCAAAAGGGCACCCATGTAGTTGATCTGTTGTCTTGGGAAGTCGCGCTCGCTTATGAAGTCAGCGTAATCAAGGTCGAGCCGCTGTTGCTCAAGGTCGCGTTCAATGGCACCGATTTGCTGTAGCGCGTTCGCATCGGTCAGCCCCATCTCTTGTCCGGTCGTCGCAGCCGCAAGACCAGTTCTGGCAAACTCACCGCCTAATCCAGCAGCGGAAAGATCACGCTCGACGCCCATCTGTGCAGTCTGCCTACCCATGTCGAGGGCACGGGTCTGGGCATCCGCAAGTATCTGCGCTTCCTGTGCTAGCAGTTCCTCATTTAAATCTCGCTGTGCTGCTTGGTTAACGAGACCCGCACGGGTCTGGCCAAACGCTCCAGCACCAACAGCCTCTGCGTCCCTTGCTAATTGCTGTTCGTCAAAGCGGCGTTGTGCTCGATCTTGCGCGACATCCAATGCACCACCAGCCGCGTCCATGTATTGTGACAGAAACTGGTTTGAGTCTGCTATCTGACTTGCGGCTGATATATCACGGATCTCTTGCGGCAGATATCCTTGTCCAGTTGCTGCCGTGCCCAATGCAGCTTGAAGTGATGGATCAAAGCGACCAACGAGTCCGGGGTCTGTGTCAGTCCCAGCAACAAGTCCGAACGCACGCTGCTCCGTATCTCCAAGGTCAGCAATTCTTTGACCAGCAAAAGGCGTGTACTCCTTTAGGCTTTCCTCTTCGCCACGTTCGAGCAAATCTTTAAAAAACGGTTCGACGTAATCTGGTAGACTGGAGGTGTTTTGCGTGACCGTTTGCGGCTGTTGAGGAGCGCCACCGCCGCCGCCCTTCCCGCCACCAAAGCAAATGCCAAGATATTTCATCTGACGCATTTGTTCTTCGACGGCCCATGCCTCGTCTACAAAAGGATCTGTCAGTCCATCATTCCACATTTTCTATGTCCTTGCGGTAGTGGACGTACTCAAGCTCGTATCCCATACGCTTGGTCGTCCGCTTCCATCCCTTGCGACCGCAATGCTCGATACATTCGCAGCCAGTCTCTTCTGCTAGCTGCGTCGTCTTGCGATCCAATTCGTCACCCCAATCCTTCCAGCCACTGCCGCCAATAAACATTAATTGGAGGACGCGAAGCCCAGCGGGGTACGTTAAAAAATTGAAAGTCACTGCTGCGACGATTTCAGTGTGGTCGTCGTTGGTCATTACCCACAGATGGTCGGCCCCATCTATGAGACGGTCGAATTGACTCTCGACAGAGTACCGCCCTCTCGACAGATCAAGGGACGGTTTGAGAAGTTCCGCTACCCTTGGCCAGACAAACGGAATCTGGTCTCGGGGTACGGCAGTAATAACATCGGTCAAACTTTAGCCATCGCCTCGTCAATTGGCATTGGCTGTCGAGGGCTTCCCGTCTTCGCCATACGGATCTGCGCCATCATGTCTTTCAAACGATTTGCGCCAGCTTCCGTATCACCATCTCCTACGCCAGATACTACATCTGCCGGAACGACAACCTCACCAGATGAAAGGCGTGCGGGCTGGTCATTGTCGATGACTGCCGGGATGAGGTCAGCCATGCCCCCACCCGGTCCATCGAGTGCCTCGCCTTCACCCGGTTGCAAGGTAACACCGCGCATAAGCTTGCGGAGCGCATCAATCCCAAACCGTTCAGCATAAGCCATCAACGCAGTCTCTGGATCTGGATGTCTCCCCATTGCTGCAAGCTTGGCGTTAACGACGATCTCTTGCTCGCCCTTTGGATCGAGACCTCCTATGCCCGCATCGACCAATCCGCCTTCTTGGAAACGAAAGGAGCGGTTCTGGAAGTAACGATGCTGTGGATCTCGACCGGGGACGTAACCTTCCGGTGCGGCTGTGACTTCTGTATCGCCCGCCTCTGGTAAATTTTTCCGATAGTCGCTCCGCTTCTTACGCGACGTTAACGGCGATCCGACTTGCGGAGTCCTTGGTGGCATAACTATGTCTGGCGTGATACCTCCAACCATTCGTCCTAGCGAAGCCGGTGAGGTAAAGTCTGTCGCCGCATCCTTGAGGGCGCTGCCGAACGAAGGTGCAGCAGCGGCTGATTGCCCAACTATGCCAGTGGGGTCATTCACCACATCCACGATGGAGGGTGGGGTGCCAACAGAACCGACATTCGGGACTGAAGGTAAGTTAGCTGGCGGAATTGGACCCCGCATCATAAAAGCGCCATCGCCAGCCCTCAACGCATTTACAACGTCCGGATTAGTCGTCATCGCTGAAGGTGCGCCTAGTAAGTCCCCGTACCCAAAGTCACCACCACCAAAACTTTGTGCAGCAGGCGCACTAGCCATTGAAGGTGTCATACGCACACCCGCGTCAGCCGCTTGGACGGCGGCTTGCTGGGCTTGATTACCCGAAGCCAGTGCTTGAGTCGCTGGGTCAGCGGCTCCGCTCATACCTTGGAACAAGCTGCCGAGGCCATAGGAAGCAACACCACCGACAACACCACGAAGGAGCGCATCACCGAAGCTATCGCCCTGCGCCATCCCCTGCGCGAAACCTCCGAGGCCGGTGCCTAACGCACCGCCACCAAGGGCACCTAGACCTCCAATCAAACCAGCCGAACCCAGCGCAGATCCGGCAATTCCACCGGCTAGTGGCAAAAGAAATGCAAACGCTTCTGGCATTCCCGTGTCCGGGTTAATCGGCAGACCACCAATCGGAGAGGCGTCTGCCAGAGCTTGGACTTCGTTCTTGTTCATGTGGACGAGCATGTCGTCCTTCGGACCACCCGGCATCCCTCGCCCACGGGTTGCAAGCGCCCGAGCCGCACCAGCCATCGGTGGCTCTGAAATATTCGGTGGTCCCGCCACGTCTACCACACCGGCTGGCGTTGTTGGTTGCAACGTCGAGCGGCTGCGCGGAGCGGATAAGAACTGATCAACCGCTGGCGCATTCTGCCGAATGGTCTGCCGCGTAAGGAAGTCAGTAACCGGGCCACCCATTTGTGGTAGCGCCGACAACAACTCATCCGTGCTACGCGGTCTGCCAGCTTGATCTGTTCCTTGTGGCATTCTGTTCACGATGGGAGCCATCTCTTCGGGAGATAACGGCGCATCCAGCATTGGCGCGGTCTGCTGACCCATGCGCTGCATCATCGGTGGCTGCGCTGGGCGAATGCCTAGGGGATCGGTCTGTTGTAATGGCATGGTATGTCCTAACTCGTCGTCACCGTGACCGTGCCAAGCGCAGTCACGCTCGACACACTGGATGTGTGTGCGTCATTTAATTGACTAATTTTCACGAAACCGTTTTCATCAACGAAGAGATCACCTTCCCGAAGGTTGTAACCACTCGTTGGCAACTGGGTTGCGGAGATCGTGCTGGCTCTAACAAAGCCGCGATCCGCGTTCCGGATGAGGTACATCTCAATAGAGCGCACCAACCGGTTCATGTAAGAAGTATCTACATTCCCTCCAGAGGGATATGGCAAGACAGGATCAAGTGCCTCGCTCATCGTCTTCCGTCTGGTCTCACCTCAATCATTGGAACGCCAAAGCGCCACTGCGTGCCAAGGTCGCTGCTTTCAACGCGCACCGCTATGGCTCTACCTCGTAACCGAACATTGCTCTGTTTGGTAAACTGTTCGACATCGACTGTCTGGGTTGCGGTTACCGCTGCTGCTTCTGACTGGTCGAAGTTTGCACCCGGAAAGTTTCGAGCTTTTAATGTCAGCGTTGCGGACGGTGCATCTGCTTCGGAACCGTTAAAAGAAAGATCGGGTAGCAACCGCCGCACAGATTGGAAGGTTTCCCCTTGCCCCATGATAATGTCGGAGCTTTCAACGAATGCGGTTATGCCCGTGTCGTTCTCACCGTCGTCTTGCCCGTTGTCATGCTCGTATAGTCGCCGGTCATTGGGGCTGGCAGCAATCGGGAAACTACGGCCACGTCGATCCACCCACGCGGAGCGAGCAAGGTTTCCGAACGTCCATGCCTTATCGACAGTATTGTATGTAACGTAACGGTCGATCTCTGTGGAACTTGAGGAGCAATACCACCACGTCACCTCGTTGAACTCGGCGTTCACCCCGGCATAGAAGATGTCTTTGCGCGACAAGTTGATATCTGTGAAGACATACTCAAGAACGGGACAGTCGAGCGTATGGACGGAACCATCGTAGAACTGAAAGCGGTTTTGCCCCATCCAGTAAACGACATCGTTCTGTTGGCCCGCTGCCTTCATTGACTGGATCGTTACACCGCTAGCCAACATCTGGAGGCCGAAGACAAACGGAGCGCCGGTAAACCGCATCGAGTAGAGCGCAGCATCCGTCCAGATCAAAACCTCTTGTCGTGTTTGCAGCGCACCGATTATCTCTGAACCAGTTCCTAGTCGAAGATCACCGGCTGAGTTTGTTGTTTCGGGTGTGAACTCCGTTAGTGACTCGGCATCACTAAAACGGACCAGCATCAAATCTTGAACCGTGCTACCGATTGCATTCGTGCCAAGTACGATGATGTGGCGCGATTGATCGGATACCATAATCTGGCGAGCAACTGTTGGTGTTCCGTTTGCACCAGTTAAAGATGAAAGTTCTACGCCGCGTGTACCGACACCGTCACTTTTCTGCCAGTAGTAGATCTTGTCGTCCTTGAGATTGAACAACAGATCTTCACCAAAGTTGTCTTGCGTCCAAGCGCGTGACGTTGAAGTCACCGCTGTCGATGCGTTTGTCGGCGCGAGACCCCAACCAATATTGTCGTCAGCGTTAACAACATTCGCACCACTGCTATGTGCTACAGCAGACGTGCCTTGCACAGGACGAACTAATCCAGAGAAGGTGTTTGTACTAATCGTGTCGTAGGCGATTAGCTCGTCATCTATTTTGACAGTGCCTACAAAATCTACCGTGGCGGAAGACGAGTGTGCTGCCGCCGTGGTGCCATATGTTTCCCGCGTAATCCCACCGAACACATTTCCAGTCGTATTACGCTCTGTATACTGGATTATCTCTGAACCGATTTTTATGTGACCGCGATCTGGAAAGGCCGACACGCTCGCGACTTGGATACCAGCAGTCGAGATATCGGTTATTGCCACGCTTAACGTAGTGGCCGTATCGACAAACCCCGTTGCAGAGGCGACGGTAAAATTTGAAGCAGAGTCCGTCATGCTGCCAGACAGTGTAGTCGTTAGGGCGGTTGCAGAAGTACCACCCCAAACACCAGACCCGTAGCCGGAACTGACATCAGAGTCCGGAGCGGTGTTTATCTCATACTGGACAATAACCGCACTACCACCACCGGCTGTGCTGCCAGATGAGGCGCTGCCAGCCGTCGTTATTGTATATGAGTTGCTGTCTAAAAGCGTAATGACAAACGCGCCAGTAAGCTGTGCGGCTGTTATACCATCGGTTGTCGTAGCTCCGGTAATGTTGACCGTGTCGCCGTTTAAAGCCCCGTGACTTGCATGAGTGACTGTAACTACACCACTCCCAGCCGTTCCCGTCTGGAGCGGGTTCGTTCCTAATGTAATCGCTGACGTGCGAAAGGGTGTGACGTTATTAAGGACACCGTCTTTTTCAATCAGAAACCGCGCAGTGGTTCCGACACCGAGGAGCTTTTCGTTTGCAAGCGTCGTCCACGAAAACAGCGAACGACAGATACCCTCAAACTGCGCGGCAATGAGTTGCTTCCACCCACCAATTTTTTCGGGTAGTCCATTTCGGAAGCGAATCTTGTCGGCATCATACCAGCCCCCGGCTCCCGCGTTTCTTGTAAGGTCTCTCACGATCCCCGGCGGAAACTTTAAAGCTTGAAATGGCATCAGTCGTCAGATTTTCCTAGCAACCGTTTTACAGTTGAAGTCTCTAAGATCCGCAAGACAAACCACACAATGGTGACAACGCTTACCAAGACCGAGAAGATTGGTGTGAGAGCATTTGCCCACACGGTTAGCGTCCCGAGAAGGCCCAGAGCGTCCCCGGCTGCTTTTAACTCAATTGTCACTTATTTATTCGCCAGAGTCGTTTTGAGGAACGAACGCCCAACCACTATCGAGGTCTATCGCCCGTAGCGCATTTACATTTGAAGCACCGTTGATTGCCGTAAGAAGCTCTTTCTCTTTTGCGTAGGCATCACGGACATGCTGACTGACAACTGCACCGAGCGCCGCCATGTCGGTATCAACAAATTCTGGATCGGAGATAAAGCTGGTTGCTACTGTGCTTTCATCCTCTTGGACAACGTCACGCACTACAATTCCAGCAGCCTTCCAGCTTACTGTTCCCGTTGCCCGAGCGATAGCAGCCTGTGAGTCTCGATCTGTCGCGTAGTACTTGCTGTTGGCAATTACACCGCCAGTCTCTACCTCAAAACGCTTTGCAGCTATTGTGTCCCGAGCAATTTGCTTTGCATTAGCGAGATCAATGTCTTTAGCCGCGACATTAATCTTCCAAACACTCCCACTTACCGCACCGGTTTCTGAACCACTTCTTGAATAAGCGTCGAGCGAAGCCCTTACATATTCAATGTTTCGCAAAGTTCCTGCTGACGTTTCAAATGGCAACCTTGGTTGCCTATTACCAACAAGTCCTAACATCTCTTGTAACTTGTTATTCCAAGACCCTTGGTAAACAAGTTGTCCGTTAAGTTCTAGTGCAATCATTTTGTTTACCTTCCGTAAATCGGTGGTAGCGTACCACCACCGCCTATATCTGCCATAGCCATATATACAATAGTATTACCACTACCATTAAGTGCGCTATCGCCAGTTATTGGGCGAAATCCGTCAGCTAACAAATCAATATCATAAGTACTTCCACTTGATGTTCCATTTGCCGCTTCTGCAATAGCTAAGTTAGGAAAAAGAAACAGTTCAGCAGGATTTGTTGTTGTTCTTTCTGTGTCAGTTATTACCCAGTCTTTGGAAACTGAAGCATTTTTATACATTACAAATCTTGGACGAAATCCCAAGTGAACATACGGAGGAGCAGTAGCACCACCATCTCCTATATAGCTTCCCACTTTACATACACCAGCAACTGATCGAAGTGCATAGAATACAAGGCTTTCACTACTTGCATTTATTTCATTGTGATCACCAATTTTAAATACATTAGCAGTTGGATTAGATGCGTCACTTCCACCAAATTTTTCATCATTAGCTGAAAAAGTTGCGGTGACTGCAAAGTCCGCTGTATGTGTGGCACCTCCACCATCTGTATGCCAAACTAAACCATATGTGCTACGACTAAGATTACGGACTATAATCATTTCTGGGATACCACCAAGCCCATGTCCGACTGTAGAGTTGTCAGTACTATTTCCAGTATAGGTTCCCACGCTAAAATGACCCGGACTAGCAACAGAAGAAGTGCTGGCTATAGTTCCGGCAGGAGATGTGGTTGAGGTGCTATTAGAAGCAAGCCAATTCCAACTAATAAAGTCTTCAGTATTAGTATTAACTTGGTCTAAACTGCCAACTGTAAAACCATCAGACCCAAAGGTTGTTAGTCCTTCAGATTCTGTACTTGCGGTGGTATTGGTATTCGACTCCCATTGCTTTGTCACACCTCTGGCAATGTCATATAGTGCATGGTCATCGCCAGCGTCTCTATTTTTAATCCACACCCAATCTGGTTTAAACCCTGCTCCTGTAACTGCCTTTCCACCGCTGCCAATTGCAGTGCCATTCCCTGTATATTTTACAGCATTAAAATAATCTATGCCTTGATTTGCTGGTGTGGTTAAGTTTGCAGAATTTATTTCTTTAAAGCCCGATAATTTTGAAGATAATGTCCAATCTTCTTCTGGAAAAAACAAATTTACATCACCAGTGTTAGTATCCAAAGCTGGTGTAATTTGTGTAGGAACGCTGGTTACTGTTGCGTTAGCTCCTGTTTCTGGGTTACCACTGCTTGCCCAAGTCACAGAAGTAGTACCACTAGCAATTCGTCCAAACCAAAACTTGCTATTATCTGCATCGTAAGCCATTGCGATAATATCGTTGGTTGACCATGAGAATAATGCTGATCCTTCAGAATTATTATTTACAAGTTTACCATCATTCTGAATGCCCCAGCTAAGAGCGGATTGCCCACAGTTAGATAAAAGCTGACTATTACTTTCAGCAAAACCAATTCTTGCAGAAGCTACACTGTTCCACTTTGCTTCCCAATACCATTTACCAGTTGTGGGAATAGGTATCGTGGTTCTCATACATGCTCTAGATGCACCGGGGCCAGCCGCTCTTAAATTACCTTCTGAAGTAGTGGGTAAAGTATTATTTGAATGATCAATTATATTAATTACAGGGTAAAGATTACTTGGTGTATTCCCAGACTGATTAGCACTACCCATACTGGTCGAGGTAAAATTATTACCGTAAGTGCTAATATCTAATCCCAGCGCGTTTGATACAGTAGGATCAGCGGGTTCAAAATCTAAAAGAAAGGAGTTGTCACTACCAGCATCTACAAGCGTCTTTATTGCAGTATGCTTTTTAGGTATAAACTGAGAGCCATTTGATCCGAAGGTGAACGTATCTAAAAAGTCTGTGATAGCAAAATCACCCTGTTGGATTGATTTAGACCCAATCATAAATGACTGCGCTAGGTACCCCTCAAAAGCGCCGTTTTCGTAACTGTCACCAATTTCGTGAATTTGCGCGGTGTTGAATTTGTAAGCGCGATTTTGGTCTGGTTGTGTCCCAGAAAATGTTACCTCTTCACCATTTATAAATAGCCGTACCCTGTTGCTTGCTGTTGACTGTGTTGTATCGACGGAAACTAAAATGTGATACCAGCCAACATCTCGGTAGACGTTGGGTGAGCTTAAAATTGCATCCCCAACTTGGGTTTGAAAATAAATTTTATTATCAACACCATGTCTTATGGACGTATAGTCACTAGTAATTCCAGCACAGAACAATGCACCAGTGACACTAAGTTCAGTAAGTTGAAACCAAGTACCTAGTGTAAATTCTTTTCCATCTTCATCGTCAAAGTCACTTGCTGATCTTACAAAACCGTCAGAAGAACCATCCAGCCATACTGATTTGCCAATCAGAGTTGTGTCGAACCCGGATACAAGATTACTACCCAGCAAGGGGTTGATGATCGACATCTATGCGATCTCCAGAATTTCCAAGACTTGGGTGCCGTCGATGACAGTGCTTCTCATCAAGTGCTTTGCACTTGCGGCGTTGTTGTAGGTTCCAGATACCTTGTCATATCCGCTTGTTGTAATCGTGTAGCCGCCCGTCCCGTCATTGGTTGTGATCATTGCGACCACCGAATTTGCGGTCTGAGGTGCAAGCGTAAAGCTTCCGTTTATGGTAAGCGTTTTGAGATTCTCTTTGGCGGTGGCAATCTCTAGGGTTTGAGTCCCGGTTCCCGAATTGCCAATAGCTTCGATGTCGCTACTAAATCCAGCGGTCAGATTGTCACTGACATCCGCGAACAAGGTATCTGCATTAAACGCCGCGACATCAGATCCGATTGCAAGGCCGAGCGCCGTTCTGGCGTCACTGGCCGAGGTCGATCCCGTTCCGCCGCTGGCGACGGGTAACGCCGTGCCGAGGGTTAGAGATCCGGCTGCGAGCGTAGCGAAGACATCGACCACAGCCGCGCCAGACCCAGCACCGTCCGTCGCGATCAGCGCGGTCTTGCCGTTTGCAATGGTGACATTGGCACCGCTGCCTTGGCTGATGTTGATCGACTGACTGCCGGTCGTTGCGTTTTCAATAAACCAAAGTTTGGAAACTGTATTGGGAGCGAGCGTAACAGTGCGCGTGGTTGATAAGGACGTGGACGTTATCTTTAGGTACATTGCCCGTGCAGCATCTGCCGCACCGTCAGCAATCGTGATCGTCGCATCAGCGTCACTGCCAAGATTTTCCGTGCCTCTACCAAGTGCCTCACCAATCAATTCGAGGGAGGTGTTTGTCTTGGTGCCCCATGTACCAGAGGCTTCTCCGGTCGCTATCTCTTCCAGTCGAAGATTGTTTACATAAGTTGATGGCATCTTTGTTTCCTACGCTGCTATCGGCGTCCAAGTTGTCGAGGCGCTCGTATCAAGCAGTCCCCATATGTTTGTTGTGCCTACAGCCGTTGTGCTTGAGACACCGGTTAGCGATACATTCGCGATTGCTGTAATTGAAACGGTTCCGACTGCGGTTTCAGATACGACATCCACAGCAGTGAAAGTTGTTCCGGCCCCAGACGTTGCGCTGCCGATTGCGGTGGTAGAAGCGATCCCGCTAGGAGATACAGTTACGCCCGTTCCCTCTGAAATTGTTGGCGAACCAACTCCACCGCTGGACGACACACCGGTAACATCTACAACGAAACCAGCCCTTGCATTTGCATCACCGACAGATGCGGTTGATGAAACTCCCGTTGGTGCAACAACCGGGGCCAAGTTGATTGTGACCGAGCCAACCGCCGTTGTTGACGAAATGCCGGTCGGGCTGACGGTGACGCCAGAACCTTGAGTGACGCTCGTAGATCCAACGGCTGTCGTTGAAGACAAACCAGTTGGAGATACAACTGCCGTGCCCGTAACTGTTGCCGAACCTATTGCCGTTGTTGACGCTACCCCGCTTACATCGACTTGCTCGATGTCAGAGCCGTATGACCCCGCGTTCCAAGTTGAGCGCCCCCACCCGGTTAAGGTCGGCATGGTTAGGCTAGACGAATAATCGCGTTACTAGCGTCAGCGGTTGGGAAGCTAACCGTAAAGTCGCCCGACGATGAGGTCTTGTCAGAGCCAAAGTCGAGAACTGCAACCGCTTTGTTGGATGCGCTTGAGTTATAGATAAGTGCGCCGCGTGCCGTGATAGAGGAACTTGAGAACGTCAAATCCGCAAAATCACAAAAAGCGGTAGTGCTGCTCGTTGTTGGTGTGACACTTGTAAGTGTCCCGCCGCCAGCACTGTACCCCGTCCCGCTGACCTCATTACCTGTTGAGTAAGCAGTCGTAGCAGCCGTTGGGGAGGCTGAGTTTGTATACAGTGCAAGCTTGAAAGTATTACCGCTTGATGCGGTGAAGTTATGCGTGCCTACAAGGATCTCTTGCTTGAAGGACGTGCAAAGGGCTGAACCGGAAAAGGCCATTAGCGTGTCTCCTGTGAGCGGATTGCTTGTTGCATGTAGTGAAGGACAACAGACTCGATCCGCTCTTTAAATGCATGTGCCTGTTCTCGAAGGGGCGCTGGTGCTTGATCACCGACGCTTATAATTTGTTCTGCTGCCCGCTTGGCCCAGTACTCTGGCGGAAGCCCACCATTTGTGGTGGTGACCACCCCGACTGTACCAAGTTGTAAAATGGAATCTGTCACGATGCTGGCACCCTCAACTGACCGTTTCGGTAATCATCCCGTGTGTCGAGTCCACTTCCTAAATTTCTCAACCGTTCGATGCTTTCTTGGAATCTACCTTCATAAAGCTGAAGGAGATCCGCCTCGCCTTTCATAAACGTGTAAGCTTCAACGAGGCTTCCATACAGAAGCGCGTTCTCCGCATTGTCTCCTAGCCAAGAAGTACCGCTCGAAGCAGCGGTGATTGATTCCGGCTTGGCGCGATAGTGCAGTTCCGACGAGTAGTTTTGATCTGGCACTGGTGCGAGAACAAAGCTTTCGTCGTTAAACAAACCGTAGAACCGAGGCAGTCCCGTCTCCGAGGCGGGGAACGCCTCGTCCAAAAAGTTAACGTCCTTTTGGAGCATGAAAGACTTGGTACTGCCCGACGTAACGCTGAATGATAAAACAGCGAGCAAGTCGTTAGGCATATCCAGAAACCGGTTTGCAGATAATACATTACCCGTGACGTTTTTCCGGAAGTCGGGAATTGTAACGAGACGCAGTATGCGCTCTTCCGCTTGCTTGATAATGTCATCGAGATCCGCAACGAACGTGGTCTCGGAGTTATCGCAGTAATCTTGGATAAGCTGTTTTAGTTTTGTGAGGTTCATGTCGTCACCGTCACCAGCCCAACTTCAGACTTCAAAAGAAACCCAGCCTTCTGCCCGTTATTTATCTGACCAGATCCTACCGGGTCGAAGCTCGACAGTGCTCGACTGACGGCCTCTGCTGTGTCCGGACGTGGATTGCGAAGGGCTTGCGGATCGTCAAAGCGAACGCGCCCTAGAAGAAGCTGTGGGTTATCGTTGTCGTCACACTCGGGGCAAACCATTAACCCGGTCTCTTGGCCCGCACGCACTTGATCGACCAGATCGTTAAGGTCGTAGCGAAACCCGCAGCGGTCGCAGAAACCAAAAGCATACCTTCCAGAAGCAAACATCAGAACGGCGCTCCCGGTGTAAGTGTGATAGAAGAGCGATCTCGATCCTCTGCCGCCGCTAAGTCAAAGGCTTCATCCGCCAAACCTTTTAAAATCTGGGTTCGCGGCGCTGTCTCCGGGCGCTTCATTGAAATGTGATACGCAAGGGCGGCGCATAGCGCGGGCATGAAGCGGATCGGAATGTCCATGTCGTTCGACGCGGGCGATCCGGCGTCCTGTATCCGACGCAACCGGTAATAGATAAGAGACCGCGTTGTGGAGTCTGGGATGGGCCAGAGTGAAATCTTTGGAACAACTTGCCGGTCTACATATATCTGCGTTGGGCGTCCCTTTGTTAGCTTGTTTGGAATAGCAGAGTACTGACTCACCGAAATGCGCGTCACAACCAAATCGGTTTGTGAGTTAACGTCTCCCGCGTTCTCGCGAACAACGTGCTCGATTAGATCGACCGTGTCCGCTGGCAGAGTGTAGGTCTGCGTACCGTCAACAAGGGCGACACTGCCCTCCTCTACGGTCCAAAGGTTAAGCCCCTTGTTTGCCCACTCCGAGCAAATCAAATTTATAGAGCGCCGGGCTGTCTTGTAGTCGTAGCCAGAGCGGAGTTCCACCCCGGCTCGCTCGTATGCTTCCTCGATGATGTCCGCAAGGTCGAGGTTAAACGTGGCTGTACCACTCGTCGCCATTAGCGTTTCTTCTTCCAGCTAATACGGCCCGGTCCCTTTTTCTTTCGAGCCGCCGAGTTGCATTGTGCTTTGGTAGGACGGCAAGCTGGGTAAGGACGCTTGCTTCCACCCTTGGCAGACTTGCGACCGCACGGCTTGCCCGTCTTGCAGTCGATCCACCCCTTACCGTCGTTGCGTGAAAACCAACGGCGCAGCCCTTCCTTTTTGTATTTCTTTTCGGCGGGCATTAACGCTTCTTCTTCTTGGACTTGTTACCCCAGTTTTTGGCACCGACCTTTCGGCACCGTGTAAGGGCACCACTTGCGTAGGCGCTTGGCCATTTCGTGTACCGGCGCTTTACCTTGTGGTAACACGCATCACGTTTCGCCTTTTTCTTTTTCGCCGCCATTAGCACTTCCACCTTTTCCGCGCTTGCCGTAGGCGACTGTTTGGATTCTTAGCTGCCTTCGGAAACTTCTTCATCTGCCCGGCACTGCGAGCGCAATAACTCTTGCGCCTCTTCGCGTCTTTCGATCCCTTCTTCGGACTGCCGGTCACAGCGGTTTTCAACTTCGATCCGGGGTTCTTCCTTCGGTATGCCGCAACTCCTTTTTCAGTCATACCGGCACCGCTTTTAGTCTTTCTGTAATTTGCGCCAGACCCCTTGGTCGTTTTCCTAATCGGTTTTTCTTTTTTTCTTGGCATTCGTTTCCGAGTAGAGGTTGTTGAAAGTTGTTTCGGGATCGAGGTACGATTCATGGCCTTCTGCGCTGTGCGTCCACTGAGACGGCGTGAAGTCTGGCGCTCCCTCTCCCGTCCTCCACAATGCTGGGCTAGTTGCTCGAACGCGGTTGTTGGGCAGCGCAACAAAGTTACCCGTCCATTTCCCCGCGTCCGTTAGATAAATAACGTGAGACTGTTTATGCTGTGCCGGATCGTCAGCGATATCGTTGCCGGTGTAATCAACGGTGAACAGATATTTGCCCGTGTGGAACTCGTCATCGATTTTACAGATCCACGGCGAGGAACTTACCCGGTCCATCGTTACCACACTGTGATCTCGGGACTCACAGTCCCAAGGTTGACACAGATGATCTTCCATCGGCTCTGGCCATTCCTCTAACGGAATGTCGGCTACCAATGCTTGAATTGGCATCCTCGCCCACATAGCACCGCCGTGTAGGTTTTCTTCTGGCCCGCCTTCCATATCGATCTCACAACCAGTGAAAACGATTTGAAAACTTAAAGAGCGATCTGGAATGGTGTTCACAGCAAAAGCCATCGCGTGCAAAAACTCGCCGTGATAGTCTTGATGATTGGCTGTGAACTCTTTGCGTACCCAGCAATTGAAGTGCGGTACGTTACTTATCAGATGGGGCATTACCGGCGTGTTTTAGAAGCGCCACCCTTCGCTTTCTTTTTTACCTTCTTCTTAACAGCACCGCCCTTGGCGTATTTCTTGGTTCCCTTTGCCATGCCCCCACCCCTCATTTTCTTGACGGGTTTTTTCTCGGACACCTTCTTCTGGAGAAATGGCGGCAGTTTACTCTTCGCGCCATTTTTAGGTTTTTTATTCATCGGAAATCCTAAGTCAGCTTGTCACAGATCGTGGTTACTTTTTTCTTCATCCATTCAACGTCCTTCTGAATCGACGCGATTGTCGTCCAGTGTTCCTTTAAGGCTGAAGGCGAATTGATGTCTGAAAGAACATTCGTTCTTTGCTCGACCATCGAAGTCTTCTGGTCGTTCATGTCCATGCGCTTGTCCAAGTCAGACAAGGATCGACGCAACGCTTCGTAGTCTTCCATGAGGTTTTTGATTTGAATCTTGGCTATGGCAGCGGCACTGACGATGGACACAAGACAAGTGCCAATCGTCAGCATCAGCCGTAGATCGAGTTCCATTAGCCGTCGTGGAAAACCGTTACTGAAGTGACGTTTGTCAAAGTCGCGTGAACGTCCGTCCGAAAGCGAACACCCCCCTCGGGGATGTAGACGTTTTCGGTAGCGGTAGCCGACGCTGGCGTGGCAATCGTCATAAGCGTTGTCCCGCCAGACCCACCGTCTTTAAGAACAATGGAACCAGCAGAACCCGACGCGACATAGTAGATTGACTTTACCCGAGCGGGCTGTGGGTTGCCGGAAGATCCGGATACATATCCGGTGGAGGTTATCGTCTTAGCTGTGAGGTCGTTTACAGCCATCGGTCACCTCCTTACGAGAGGTTGTTGTTCTGCAAATACAGAACCGTGACGGTCGCAGCACCAGCCGAAGCAGCAGAGCCAGACTGGTTGTAGGTTGTCGTTATCGCAACGTCACTCGTTCCAATGTCGATGAGGTTACCGATTTGGCTAACATCTGAGGTTGCCAGAACGCGGGCGAGAGAGCCGAGCGCGAGAGCATCGGCATACTTATCCGCTGTTGTACCATCACCAATGTCGAGCGTGTTTGCGCTGCCCGCATCAAAGGCAGTCGTTACGTCAACAGTGATCTGGAAAATTTGGCTGTTGGCTGGAATACGGGCAACAACAGTCGTTGTTCCGTCAGCCGCAAAAGTAATCTTGGCGCTCTGTGCCATGAGGGCGAAACCCGCATTGGCGCTTGCGCCTTCCCGAATGGTGCCCGCTTTGACGGGACCACTAAAGGTCGTCGTACCCATTAAATTTTCTCCTTACCGATTGCCCGTCTGGAGGGGTCCGCACTAGGCGGTCTGACAATCGCAGTTTGGATTTTTGCAACCACTGCACTTACAGCGCAGCGCCTTGCACAAAAGATCTCGTATCCACCGCAATAGGGAGAGACCCCAGCGACAGATCGGTTTACACACAGCAATCGCTTTGCCTTTGATCCAAGACATTGAGGTCTCTCCTATTGTGTAGAGGTTAAGCTCCCGGCGAACCGTAGACACCGAGCGGGTCAGACACGCCGAACGAATACCGCTCACGCGCCTTGTACCTCACATTTCCGGTATCGAAGTCACCGTCCATGCCGGTCGCAATCGGGGTGCGAACGAAATACTTCATGCCATCAGAACCATTGATGGACGTGATGATGATGTAGGCATCAGCATCCGTGAAGAAGTGGTTCACACGATACCCTTGCGGGATCGAACCCATGTTGCGGATGGAGTTGATGTCGTTATCGGCAGTGCCGGTACGAAGCTCCGTCTGCAACAGACGGTTCGCAACGAACATCAGTTCCGGCGGGACAATCAGCTTCTCTGGCCGTGCCGCGATCAGAAGGCCACGCTCATCCGTAAATTCGGAAATCGCAATGATGTCCGCTTCGAGCGAGGTCTCGTTGAGATCGTGGGCAGTCGAAGGCGTGTTCGAGTTCGTGCCACCGGACACCAGCGGGTGTGCAGTGTTGAACAGAGTGACGCCATCGCCAGAGGTGAAAGAACCACTGGGCATACCGTTGTTGATGGGTGAAGCAGCTTTGACTTGCTTCGTGTGTGCCATCGAACGGGCAAGGGCTTTCGTGTACCGAGCGGAGAGGCTGTCGTAGAGATTGTCTTCGATAGCTTCCTCGGTGATCGAAAATCCGAGCGCAATGGTTTCGTGATTGTAGCGAGCGACGTAATGCTCTTGTGCATTGTCGTAACTAATCGCTTCGCCTTCGTCTTTGACAACGGCAGCGCCGAAGCCAGACAGTTTCAGTTCTTCCTCGAACGCACGATCAGACGTGTTTGTCTCGTAGATCTCTTCGTGCTCGTTCTCGTAAGAATCATATTCCAGACCGAACAGTGCGTTCAGACCGGGGACCAACTCCTTGAGGAGTTGTGCGCGACTAATAGCCATTATGCATTACTCCCTTAGATGCCGGTTGTGTTGAGGTACTGGTGACCGACGTTCCACTTAACAATGCAGTCAGTGTAAGTGTCACCAATGGAAGATTCTGGACCATTCCAGAAATCAACTAAACGCATCGGAAGCGTGTTCGTTGTCGCAACCGTCGAGGCGTCAAGGCTGACACCCGACACGCCGGTCGAGGTCGAACCAGAACCTTGCACAACAGCAAAGTTCGCACCTAGCGCAGTCTGGGCAACGGCACCATCCGCTTGGATGTGGAAGAGAACATCCGGATCGTCCACAACATAAGCAAACGCATCCGACGCAGCAGTCGAAGCGGGCCAATAGTTTTTGAACGTCATCTGTTCAGAGTTAGGGTCTGTAAAAGTACAGCCCACAAAAACCCCAATGGGAGTCAAAGAAGTCGTGCCAGTGTCCTTTTCGACAGTGCCAGCAGTGACTAGCTTAACAACATCGCCATTGAAGATGTTGGTCCCATAACCAGAGGCAATCTTGATTTGACGTGTCGAGCCAGCGTAGACGCGACCGCCAATAAGATTGACTGGTTTCAGACCAAAGGCAGCAGCCGTGCTTGCCATTGAGTCATCTCCTTATTTTTTGAAGGAGCCGGTAACCTTCGTAGAACGCTCCGGTCGTAGGAGCGGCATACGCGGGTCTTGCTCCCTCATAAGATTGTTATCGACGCTATCCATCTGCGTTTGAGCTTTCTGGCCGTAGTACTCTTCGCGGGCTTCCTTGTTTTCCGTGGAAGTCTTGCAAAGAACCAAACCGCCAACCTCGATGTTGTCGGCAAACTCGCTGCCCTTGTCGGAAAGGATTTGAAGATCCTTATGGTCTTCTGCCCTCACCGGGACATACCCTTCGCGGAAACGACTGGAGACATTCCGATTGTCGGACTCTCCCATCGTTCTCGCTCTGATCCAGCGATAGTGGTAACCCGGTTCCGGAGTTGGGTCCGGTAAAACCGAAGGTGGCTTCCATGTCGCCTTACGGGCGTTTGCTTCTCTCGTCTCGGTCTCTCGTCCGCTTCTGGATGAGCTACTATCTTCTTTTGCGCGATCACTCATTGTGAGTCCTTCAGCACTTGTTGTGCATATTGCTCTGGCGTAATTCCCAACCGCTTCGCGAGAGCGACTTGGGTTTGCGTTAGGCTAATCTTGCGTGGTCCTTTTCCGGTCCCTCGGGTTGCCGGGGCGACTACGTTTCCCAATGAAGCGCCATTCCCAGACGAGCTAGGAGACTCCCCAAATTTTTCGGGAAACCTCGTTCTCATCTCGTTGTCGATGCGCTCATAGTAGGCATCGGTTCGCGGGTCGATGCCTTCTTGAGTTACGAGTTGTTCGTGGAGACCATAGGCGTAACCGGTCATTGTCCGGTCTTCGCCAAACCAAGAATTTTCTTTCAGCCAACCCTGTGCCTTCGGGTCCACTTGCGGTGCGGGTTGCTCCGGTGGGGGAGCCGATTGCAATCGCTGTGGAGGCGGCGCAGAAGAAATGCGTTCATGTGATGCAACGGCCCGACTTAAATCTTCTTGGGCGGATGCTAACTCTTCGGCATCTCCAGATTCATAGGCATCCTTGTACCGCCTTCGTTGTGCGGCGACTTCGGTTGCCAATCTTTCTGACTGACTCTTTTGTAGAACTTCTTGGTGCTGTTGGAGAACTTCCTTGATCTGGTTGTTCTCGTCTAGCAATCGTTGAGCGTAGGTAAATGCTTCCGCGTTTTCGCGTTCTACCTTTTCTTTTGCGCGGCGCTCTTCGTGAAATTCAAAGCGAAGTTTCTTTATTCGCTTTTGAACTCCCTCGGAGTATTCCTCGATCTCCTCATCGGATGGATCGTAGGGTTCGCCGGTTCGCTCTGGCCTTCCTCTATCCTCTGCCGGGGTATCGTCAACAACATCTATTTCGACGCTGTTATCTTCCACCTCGTCTGGGGATAACGCTTCTTGTGCTTCTTCGCTCATGCTCGTTCAAACCCCCGTGGATCATCGACAACGGCTTCTACCGTGTCGTCGTTGATCAGCCGAAACTCCTTACCCTTCACCTTGAAACGGGTTCCGGAGTAAGAGCGGAAAACAACAAAGTCGCCTTCCTTGCAGTAAGGGCCGGTCGGGAATTTATCCTCGTCGCCATACGCGAGAGGTCCGAGTTTTAGTACAAAGCCGACAATTGATGCGGTCTCTTCAGCCGTCTTGAAACGATCTGGGAGGAAAACACCACCATCGGTTTTCTCCTCATGCTCCGGAATGGAGATGAGGATTTTATAGCCGGAAGGTTCCGGCAGCATTTTTGGCGCTGGTTCAGCGGTCATTCGTCTCTCTTTTGTTTTAGCCACCATCACGGCTGGTGTGTGCCGTTATTCCTCGTCCTTGTAGTATCGATCTCTAAGGTCGAGGATTTCTCTTTCAGCAAGGGCGAAGCCCTCGATCTGGCCTACCATTCTCTGGTATTGGCCGAAGTCATGCGCCCCTCCGGTCGAGACTGAATCGGAGACGGCATTCATATTTTCGCGGATCTTTGACAGGAGTATGTCAAAAACCGTTTGTGGTTCTTCGTTAATATCAAACGCTTTCTTTTTGCTTGAAACAATCAATGCTTTTAACGGGATACTGACCGTCGAAGTGAGTGACGGCGAAAGTCTTCAGCTTATCCAAGTTCTCGGATATGTGCTGGTAACAAGACTCCTTATCCAGAAACACCAAAGGTTTGCCACGGTAGTTGTCGATCTCTACTGCATCCGCTTCCACATGGAGAGGAGCGAACATAAAAATCACAATTACCCAATTCATTCTTTGTTTTGTTGTTCTGTCAGCACGCGCCCTACCTCGACACCGAGACGGGCACCTTCCAATTTCTCTTTGCTTTCGCGGTTTGCGATATCCTTGGCGATATCGACACCGAATTTCAGACCTTCACGTTTACCTTCAGCTTCCAAGCTCTCGCGGGCCTTGGCGATCTCAACGCCGACTTGCAACCCGGTGCGCTGATCTTCAGACGCAATCTCAGCAGCTTTCATTGCGGCTGTGGTCTGGATGCGCTCACGCTCTAGCTCTGTGCGGTTCTTGTCGGAGAGTGCCTTGCGCTGGACTTCTGCTTCCTTGATCTCCAGTTCCTTGCGCTGCATTTGCACAACTGGATCTTGCTCCATCTGCTGGCGCTTCTGCATTTCCGCAATCGCCTTGTCTTTGGCGAGCACCTTGTCAGCGGCATCAGCAACGAGCTTCGAGTATTTGAACTCGACATCCTCTGGCAACGGCTTCTCGGTTTCTGGAAGCTGTGCGCCCATAGCCATTTCGATTTCACGGCGATACTGGAACGCAACGTGCTCTGCAACGTGTGCGGCAAGACCGGACTCCATAGCCTTGGCCATTGGAGAACCAGCGACCAGTTGACGGATAAGTGGGTCTTGCGCGGCAGCGAGGTGTGTCTTGATGTGACTTTCGTGATCTTGATAGACGAATGCCTTGACGGGCTTGCCTTTCATTATCGCCATGTTTTCGGAGACCGGGTCCATCGGCTCCATGTCATCTGGCGACTTAACGATCTCATCGGCATTCGGGATGCCGAGCGTCTCCATCATTTGTCTGTGCAGCAACGGCATGTCGTAGAGGTTAGGGTTTGACTGTGCTAGCTGGAAAGCCGCTTGATATTGCATGACTCTCTGTGACATCGATGCTGCGTTGGGGTCCGATACGGGAATTATATCTACGCGGGAATCAAAATCCTCCTTGCGGGAATAACTCTGATCTTCACCAAAATCATAATCGTAAGCATCTTCCATCGACGTTGAGATAACGTCTGACAGAAGACGTAACTCCGAGCGAAGGCTGGAGTGTACTCTGGCTTGAACCGCACTCATTACCTTCATGGCGCGTTCCATAATAGCGAGCGTCGTTCCTACCGGCGCTTCCTTGCCGGTCTGCCCCATACCAACTTGCAAGTCGGCAACCGAACCTATTCGCCTACCTTCCTCGACTATGTTGCCGAGTAGTTGGTAGAGAACGCTCGACGGTTCTTTGTAGGGGAGGAACGAAATGTTATCGCGAATGCTACCGCCCGGTACATCTACATCTCTAAACTCACCCGGCATAATCGGGCTGTCGTCTCCCTTAATCCGGAGACCCCTCGCCTTCAATCCGGCGGGTAAGTTCGAGAGCGTACCGGCGTCAACCAGTTGACGTAAGATGCTGGTCGCAGACTTGGCCAAGCCACCAATCAGATGGATGAGGCCGGTGCCATAGAACCCAAGACCGGGTAGGTATTGATAATGGACGAAGTGCTGACGCTTGAGTTTAAGCGGATCGTCTTCTCGGTAGTTGCGATAGACCGAAAGGATCTCGCCCGTACCCCGGACCATTGTCACCACATACGGTAACTCAATTCCGGTCGGCTCCATGTCGGAGTCGAGATCCTCAAAACCGGGGAGGTCGAGATCAACGTGCATTTCGAGGAGGACTAATCGCCCGTCAGCCTCGACCTCCGCTGACCCATCGAGATCGTCAATTTTTTCTTGGATTTTACTATAGTCGGGGGAAGGATCTGGAAGCTCCACGTCCCGGTAAAATCCCGCCACTTGTAGTTTACGAACGTCATTCTTCATTCGGCGCATGACGTGCGTATATCGGGGGCTGGTCATTAAGTCTGACGCCCCGTGGCTGACGACAAAATCCTCGGCGGGCACGAACATCGCACATGCACGACCAAGGGATGGGTCGTAATAGACTTTCTTAAAGGCAGACCCAGCCAAAGGAAGATGGAACAAAAGTTGTTCCATTTCTGGACGGTACTCCGTCATTACCTCCAGTAGCTGGTAGTTGAGTTCGTTCTGCACTCTTTCAGATTGCTGAACGCGCTCTTTCGTTTCCTTGCCAATAATAGAAGTGCGAACCGGGCCACTGGCCGGGAACACCTCGGTAATGGTCTGACTTTGGAAACGCACCACTGCCTCGGTTAAGAGCGGGTGATAAACACCGCACGCCCCCGGCCAAGGCTGTGTTCTGTCTTCGACCTTCAACCCCAGAAGGTCTAGTCCTTTTACATACGACTCTTCCCAGTCCTCCCTTGAAGACTTGTCGCTTTCAAACTGTCCGGATAGTTCAGAGGCAAGCGACTCTAAATCGCCGTCCTCCATAAAGTCTGCGAGATTGGAATTGAACTCTGGGACTTCGACAACAAGCGCCGGTCCCTCAAACTCAATTACCGTTTCTTCAATCTCGATCTCGATAGGAGCTTCGTTTTGCGCGGCTTCCTCCAAGGGAACCGTATCTGCAATGTTTCTCAAAAGCTCGCTTATCTCTCGTCTCCTAGTAGTACGCCGCTGATCTGGATGGGATGTTCATCCACGGCGGCTCGTCCTCAAAATCTGTTGCAAGCGGAATGAACCCGCCTTGGCGAAACCTTAGAAGTGCCAGCGTGGTGCTATCGACAAGGTCGTCATGTGCGCCGTTTGGGAAGGCGGCACATTGTTCTATAACCTCTTCGGCCCATCTGGTGCGTGGTGCCCAGACAACTCCGTTGGAGAAGATGTCCGACACAGCGTTAACTCTCGATAGTTTGTCTTGCCCTCTCGACGGCGAGTATTCCGATACCGGAAGACCCACAGCCCTCATCTCTTGGATGAGCGGAAACCCAGCAGCCTTTGCTTCGACTAGGAACGCATCCGGCTGATAGTCCTCGTAAAGCTCAAAACATTTTCTCTTTAGTTCCGGAAACTCCAGCTTCTCGTTTACCGCATCTAACAAAATAATATTCGGAACGTAGATACCGTTTTCGTCCGGATGGTTGAACACGCCCCACGTCGTTATTGCGGAGTAATCGCTTCGCGCATTCTTGGTATGCGCCGTATCAACCGTTTGCAGAATGAACTCACATGCCGGTGGGTTCTTCTGGTCCCACATATTCCAGTGCTCGCGCTTTATAAGAGCACCCTCTTCTGATGTGGGGTCTTGCTGGTACTGGGCGCTCCACTTCGAGATCGGGATCGTGGCGCGAAGGGCGTCCAGTTCTTCTTTCTTCCAGAACTCTGGCCAGAGCGGGATCTCATATTCATCGACGGCGGGTAGCGTAATGACTTCCCACTGGTCACCGCCTCGAACCTCCGAGGCTTTGATAACCCGCCCCGTCAGATCCAGTTGGTGCCACCGGGTCATTACGATGATGATTGCACCACCCGGCTGAAGTCTCTGCCGTGGACCCGAAGAATACCATTCGTAGACTGACTCAAAGTATTCGTTTGTCGGATTGATACCGGCTGACTCTGAATGCGGGTCATCGATAATCAAAAGGTCGGCACCGCGACCGGTCATGGCCGCGCCGACACCACAAGCAAAGTACTCACCTCCCCCACTGACATCCCATCGACCGGCAGCTTTACTATCAGCCTTGAGTGCCGTCTCGGGAAAGACAGCTTTGAAGTCGTCGCTCTCGATAAGGTTTCGGACCTTTCGTCCAAACCTCTGGCTAAATTCTGTTGTGTGCGTAGCGCAAATGACTTTGCGCGACGGGTCTTGTCCGAGAAGCCAAGCCGGGAGCATGTAACTCGTAAGCTCCGACTTACCGTGGCGTGGTGCAATGTTAATGCACAGCCGCTTGAGTTCCCCACGGGAGACGCGCTCGAAGGCATCCGCCATGATACGGTGGTGCCTACCCTCAATAAAATCTGGCCAGACGCTTTTTACGAAAGGCAGGAACTGCCTTTGCGCTGCTTCCTTCTGGTTGATTTTCGTAAGGGCGTTAAGCGCCTTTGCAATGCGAAGCTGGTGCTCCGGGGGAAGCTCGTCTAGCCGACTTAGTATGTCGGCAGTCTGCATACGGTTTTCCTCTCGCGTAGCAAACTAGCACCAAAAGTGGATAAACTTCAGTCGAGTTCTTGAATTTCCGCTCGCTCGATTAATCTGTCCAAATACTGGCGGGCTTTTCGGAGATCCTCGACGGGCTTATTTTTGTAAGGCCAACGCCACAGATACTTAAAAACATTACCCCAACAGTACGCCATATGCGGCGTGACCACGATGTTCGCCTCGCGGTCGGGATCGTCTTGCATGGCTTCCATTGCATCCCAGCACTGGATCGACTGCTTGTAATGTTTTGGCGTCTCAACGGGGTTCATTCTGTTACTACCTTCGATTGCGTCTCGACCCACACCCGCGCACCACAGCTAAGTCCTTTCTGATCGTACTTAACTGTCGCTGGCCCCTCGATCTCAACGGACTTGCAATAGATGTTCGACTTGTAGGTCTTGACGGTGATCGGCGGGTTGTCCTCCCCGTTCTTTTTATTCGCACGAATGACGTGCTGATTAACATGAATGACGGTCTTCATTTGTTCTCGATGTCTATGTGCAAAACGGTTCTAGGTTGACTGCTCCAGTTCCACGCCATGTGAGGAAGACAGTCATCAAAAACGATAACTTGCCGGTCGTGGAACCAAGAGCGGTCTTCGCCATCCACCTCTATTCCGACATCCCCCTCTGGAATGTCCACGCCGACATGACAGACAAGTGCATCCGGATTGTTATGCGTGTGGGTTTGAAGGTAGCTCTTCGGCCCGAGGCGCGAGAGGCCGACGAAGTTTACGGCTGGGACTTTATCGAACACCGCCTTCGATACCGGGAACTCCTCGGGCAATGCCCGGACGGATTTTATCCACTTCGCCATTTCCCTATGGCTGGCCATTTTCGGGCGCGGCTTCTGCCTTCGGCCCCGTGCTATCGTGTCTGACCGGTAGATGTTGGCAATGTGCCACTCACCGAAGAGGACGTTTCGATGGTCGGCACTCCAGTTGTGCCATACAAGTGTCTTCGATCTTATCTCCGTGAAAACATCTTCGAGCGACACCAAAAGGTTTGGCGTGTCCGCGAGAACATCCGCGAGATCGTAGAAGCCGCTCGACCTCGCCTCTGTCTTTCCATCTAAAATCGCCAAGGCGTGGAACATCCAATTCCATCCACCGGACTGTGTACCAAGTCCGATATATAATTGACGAAGCAATGATGGTGGGGTCTGGGGCGGAACATGACGAGAGAACCGCGCTAATGATTAAGCATCTGATTAATACGAGGGTTAATCTCACTGTCGATTTCCAGAAACTTTTGGATCTGGGCTAGTGCAATTTGAGTCTTGGCAAACAGATCGACCAAATCCGGCTTGGTCTGCTTGGCGTTGCCACGGATCTGTTCCATGAAGTGAAC